TGCTGATTGCGACCGGCCCGCAGGTGAGCTCCAGCCTCCCGGATGCTGATTGCGACCGGTCCGCAGGTGAGCTCCAGCCTCCCGGATGCTGATTGCGACCCCATCGAATTCGAACTATCGACGAAATCGTAGAGGCGGGGAGCGGCGCATTAGGCATCTCGCTGTACCCCGAAAAAATTGGAAAAAACAAACTCCCCGCTTCCCTTTCCCTACAATTCTATTACACTTCATTATTTACAAGGAAACCAATGACCCAAACAAACCCCGGCTCTCCCGCAGCAATCGCGGCAGGTTGTCTCTGCCCGATCTCGATGAACAACCAGGGCAACGGCGTTTCGACGAACACGCCGAATCTGCGTCGGTTCATTCATGCGAACGCATGTCCGTTGCATGGCGTTTACATTCCGCAAAACACAACCATCACAATCGACAGTTCAGGAGTCCAGCGATGATCCGCGTATCAATCGTTATCATTCTGCTCACCATCGCCACAAGCCGAATCACAGATGCTGGCGACCCCAGTTTTGCTGACAGGTATTTCAAGGCGATGGAGTCGAGACCAGCGACTCCGCCGGCCCCACCGAAAATAAAAAAAGAACCTGTGGTCCGCAAAAAGACGACTGAGAAAACCGCAGCACCATCCGTCACATTTGACGGGGTTTACCTGCGGAATTCAGCGGGCGATGTAATTGGGATGCGAACGCGGTGTAAGGCGTGTAGAATCGGGCGATAGTTGACAGTTTTCACTCATTCAAGCCGTTTCACAGCGTCGTGAAACACAACAACCACAAGCCGAAGGATCACAAATGTCGAAGCAGTTTCGTTTCAGGATTAACGTCGAGTGTGACGTTCAGAACGCGGATTCCGAGTCGATTGCACGGACAGCAGCGTTTGCTCTGCTGACTCAGATGCAGTCGGAGAAGAAGCGGGGTCGTCCGTCCTCGGACGTGAAGGCGACGATTACGGGCGTGTCGATCAGTCCGACTGAAGACGCGAAGGTGCTGTACCGGCACTCGATGCCGCTTCCGATGAAGCCTCGTTCGTTGGACGAGTCAGAGACGACAATTGACGAAGTCACCGAGTAATTCTCCCCGAAAGCAGTCAGCGATTCCCCCGAGTCGCTGGCTGCTTGTTTTGTTTGAAGGCCGAAAATGAGATCATCCCGAGCCTCCCACACTCACGTTCGCCACAAGATCGAGCAGATCACGAACGACACCGAGCAGATCAATCAGATTCTGGTGAATAATGCTCCGGATATCATCGACCTGCTGACCGAGACTCTCTCCCTCCGTCAGGTTGCTCGTAAAGTGAAGAGATCGCCGACATATTTGAGTCAGGTGAAGAACCGGAAGCAGCGGATCTCGTGGGAGACGTATTGCCTGCTGGCGATGATGCTTGAAGAGAGCGAGTAAATGGAAGTCAGTGAACCACAGTACAAAATGCTTAGTTCTTCTAGTGAATTCCTACTATTTGGTGGGGCCGCATCTGGCGGAAAATCTTGGGCTTTATGCCTCGATCCGCTGCGTCACGTTCAGGGAAAGCATGCGACTCCTGATGCAAGGTGCGCGCTGTTTCGCAAGACTCACCCGCAGTTGATGCAAGCCGGTGGATTGTTTGACACGACGACAAAGATCTATACGCCGCTAGGAGCTAAATTCAATCACACGCGATCAGAGTGGACGTTCCCGTCAGGCGCGAAGATTGGCCTGAATACGCTGCAGCATGAGAAGGATATTGAGCAGTATCTCGGGGCTCAGTGGGACTGGGTCGGAATTGACGAGTCGGCGGCGTTTTCCCTGCAAAATGTGATGTTTTTCTGGTCCAGATGCCGCTCGAAGTCGGGAATAAAACCAAATCTCAGGCTAACGGCGAATCCGGACAATAGCAGTTTTCTGTATCCGCTGATTCACTGGTGGCTTGATAGCGAGACTGGATACCCGAATTACGACAAGGCAGGAGTTATCCGGCACTTCGTCACGCAGGATGACACGTTCATCTGGTCTGATGATCCGGTCTTCGACGACAAGGGAGTGAAGATTTCAACGTCGATGACATTCATTCCTGCGAAGATCACCGACAACTCTCACCTGATGAAAAGCGACCCGTCGTACTATCGCCGATTGATGTCGTTGCCGACGCAGGAGAGGGAGAGATTCCTTGAGGGATCGTGGCTTGCCTCGTCGAATACTGGAACCGAGTGGCCGAGAGAATGTTTCACAGACCTGTTCATCCCTATTGAAAGGTTTCCGACACCGAAGCATGCCAACGACATCGTCAGGATGTTTGCTGTTGACGCATCGAAAGGAAAGTCTGAGAAGAAGGGTGATTACAGTGCCTTGGTTTGTCTGGCACAAACGTCAGAATTGGCTTACGTCGATGCTGACTTGAAAAGACGACCGCCAGGGCAGATCGTCGAAGACCTGTTTCTGTTCTGCGAGCAGGACCATCACAGGATTCGTTCGGGAGATTTGATCGGTGTTGAATCGACGCAGTTCCAGAGTATCTTTCGGGACTTGATCGTCACATACGCCGAGTCTCACAAGGAATACGCACTGTCGAAGTACATTGCTGCTGGTGGGCTGATTATTCCGATCGAAGATCATATGAATAAGCAAATGAGAATCCGGAGGCTCGACCAGAGAATCAGGCAACGCGAGATGCGGTATCTTGAAAATCCCGGAACAACACTGCTGCTGAATCAATTGAAGCAGTTTGACGGCATCCCGGGCGTCGGGAAGCACGACGACGGGCCGGATGCATTAGCGATGTGTACTCAGTTGCCGCGATATGAGCAGGAATACTGGGAAAATCTGAGGAAGGAGAAGTGACGTGAGTAAACGAGGATGCAATTCATGCCGAGAGAAATCAGATCCCGTCGGTTCTGCGATTCAGACGATCTCGATGATCGTCGACCAATCGTTTCAGCAGAATGCGAACATCGGGATTTACCGTCGCGCGGTGAGATCGACGTTTTGGTGGTGGAAACTGCTTCGCTGATGGATCGTGTTGCTTCTGGTGATTTTTCGGCGTATTCTGTGCTGAAGGAGACATCAGATGGCATATGCGAACGGTTTACCGACGAGTTGGGTGATTGAGAACGAGAAACTGGCGATCGAGGCGACGAAGGCTGCGGCGCGGATCTTCGAGGAACTCGGAGTCAGTTGCGGCGGGGTGAACGCGAACGGCGATCAGCTTCCGTTTGGCGGCGACGAGCCGCTTGAGACAATTCAGGATGTCCGGGAGGCAATTGTTCTCGGAGATCAGCTTGGCAGGTTGCCCTGGGGGACAAATGCGAAGGACAATCGCAGTTATTACATCGCTGATACAGGGCACGCGATCACGGTAAAGCCGAGGGACGAGAATCAGCCGAACTCTGATGCGGTGAAGCGGATTGAGGCGTTTATTGAGCTGTGGACGGCTGAGAATCAGTGGCAAATGCGGCAGTCCGAAGTCAGTCAACGGTGCGATCGGCACGGTGAGGTGTTCGACCTGCTGAGTTATGACGATGACGGGATGGTCCGGGTTTATTTTGGCGAGCCACAGGATCTCGACGATGACCCGAAGAGCAATTTTGTCGATCCGGACGACGCGACGAAGGAATACTTTGATTCGCTGGGCGTCCGGAAGACAAATGATCTCCGCGCTCAGCCGGTCGCGTACTTCCTGAAAGATGTTTGGTATCCGGACCTGCGATTTGTCACGAAAATGACAAAGGACGGTAGTCTTGCGAATTACCGGGGCGACACGATTCCGCAGATGGAAGAATCTCAGGATCGGATTCTGGTTCAGCATCGCAAGAGAAACGTGTTGTCGGCGGATCCCCGGGGGCTCACTCTTTACTGGCCGGTACGCGAAGAACTGATCTTCGCCAAGAAGTTGCTGGCGAATCTGATGCGAACGAGTTCGTTTCAGGCCGCATTCGGCGCGATCCGGACGATCATGGGCAATCCGTCGAGCGATTCGGTCAAGAGTTACCTGAATACGCAGCAAAATGGCGGCGCGAGCAGCGGGCAGTCAGAAACATACGACTTTCCCTCGGCAGCGGTGGTCACGGTTCCGTCGCAGATCAAGTACGAGTTTCCGGAGACAGGCGCCGGTAACAGTAACCACATAGAAACTCTGGTATCGCTGCTTCGGTCGTGCGCTGCGGGAATGAAACTGCCGGAGTTCATGCTGACAGCGAACGTCAGTGAGGGGAATTTCGCGTCAACGCTGGTTTCGGAGGGACCGTTCCACAAGTCGATGCGGTTCGAGCAGTCTCTTATGGTGCAGGAAGACCTGCGGATTCTGAAGCAGGCTCTGTGGTACGCTGCGGAGTCAGGACAGCACGACATCACAACGGCTGACGTGTTGCAGGTTGTGCTGGAGATCAAGCCGCCGCGAGTTCAGACGAGAAACCGCCAGGAAGATCACGAGGTGATGAAAGACTGGTGGGATCGTGGAGCCGTCGCCACGAAGACTGCTTTGGCTCCAGAAGGACTCGAAGCAGTGGCCGAAAACGCTCAGAGAAAACTCGAACTAGCCAACGAGCTTCCGTTGCCGGCGGGATCGCCGCAATCGCCGCAGAACATGGGCACTCCGGGTCCGGTAGCAGGCAATAAAGCCGATCCGATGAAAGAAAAGGGTGTTTCGAAGAAAGATCCGACTCGAAACGCTTAAATTCGGTTGCACGGGACTTGTCAAGTTCGTACAAAATGACTTATTGTCAATTTGGCGATTTGACAAAAGGAGTTTGCCATGGGATGTGGCTGCGGAAGTAAGAAGAAACCGAAGGGCGGCAAGGGCGGAACAAAATGAGTGACATCCTCGTAACAGAAGATGCGTTCGAAGCCATTGCCGAAGATCGAATTGATCGAGAGCGGGGAATCATCCGGGGAGTCAAGTTGCTGGGGTTGAGAAGTCTCAACAAACGCAACTACGACACACCCGGAGTCCAGAAGTCAGCGATGAAGTTACTGCCGGGGACATCGATTTACATCGACCACCCAGCGACAGCAACGACCAATCGCTCCTATCGGGACAAATTCGCTGTTGTCGGCCAGAAGGTTGAGTACCGTCCAGGCGAAGGTTACTTCGGGGACGTGCATTTTAACCCGAAACATGCTGTTGCAGAACAGTTCTTGTGGGATGTTGTGAACGCTCCGAAGTCGTTGGGGATGTCGATCAATTCCTCAATCAAGTCCGGAAAAGTCGGTTCCGACGGGGACGTGATTGTTGAGTCCATCGAAGTTCTCCGGTCTGTCGACATTGTCACGAAGCCGGCAACAACTGCTGGCATTTTCGAATCAGAGGAAGAAGAGATCATGGACCTGAAGACACTCCGCGACAAGCATCCAGAACTCGTGAAGTCAATTCTCGAAGAATCACAGGCGACCGACGCGACAGAAGCTGCGCTCGCTCAGGCGAAGAAAGAGAAGGACGAGTTGAAAGCTCGTCTGGACGCACTGGAAGCCGAACGGGCGACTGAGAAGTTGCGAGGCGAAGTGTCTGCCGAGTTTACCAAGGTCTTCGAAGGTGTGACCATTGAAGCTGACCTGATGAAAGAAATCGTCGAGTGCGCCTGCGAAATGCAGGAAGTTGCTCGCAAGAAATTCAGTTCGGTTCTGTCCAGGATCAGCCCGATGCTGATCGACGACAATCCGGACGACACAGAAGAAACTCCTGTGAAGGAAGAGGAAGAGCAGCCGAAGAAGCCTGCCTACCGTCCGACTCCGGGGAACAAGGCTGGTTACAAGAAGGGTTCTTTGCTTGAAGAACTCGGCCTGAAGAAGTAATCACTGACCGTTTCGGTTCGTTTGTTTGAAAAGGGCGAGACATGCCACGCTGTTTGAATGTAATGCACCAGTACGGTCAGGTTCCTGCGGTCACTGACATCCGTCATATGACTCCGCCGGACACTTTGGTCGATATGTGCCCTGGCGACTTTCTTGGAAGCGATAGCTCCACGGGAGTTCTCAAGGCCGCACTGATCCAGACGGATCAGGCATGGGACACGAACCTTTCGACGACCCAGAAGGCCGCGAAAGTCAAGTTTCAGGGCGTGAACCTGCAGGAGATCGACGATGCGGACGGTGTCTGCAACGATGCTCCGGACTGCATCCCGTTCGCTCTGTACCGTCAGGGATCGACATTTCAGCGTGCATACAAGATCGTTGATGTCAACGGTGCGGCTGCTCCGACGACATGGACTCGCGGTCAGGGATTCACGTTCGGCAAGGTCTCTGGGTCGAATCTGTTGAGCAACGACACGATTCAGAAATCCAGCGATGCTGACGAAATCGTGTTCATCGCAGTGAATGACAGCGGAGCCGAAAGTCAGGCTTACGCTCTCGTTGAATTCAAATCGTAATTTGTGTGGTGATTCCGAGGTTCAGACAAGGACAGTAAAATGGCGAATCGCCAACTCACGAAAAAGGTTGTTGACGCTTACAAAAAGCACGGCGAGCAGGTCTTCGAAGAATTCGATGAAGCTCTCGAGTCCAAGCAGATCAAGCCTTTTGATATCGACTTGAATTTCTGCGTTGAGCAGGACTTCGGGCCGAACTTCAAAGAAAAGATCCTGAACATGGACGCGGATGCGATGGAAGCCATCGTGACCAGCGGCACGTTCAACAAGATGGTTCAGCGAACCATCCGCTACTCGTTGCAGGAAAACCCTCGTGAAGAGTACAAGCTCTCCGCGATCACTCCTGTCGAGACTCGTGGTGAGTGCGAAGAGTCCTTCAAGGACTGGGGTGTCTTCAGCGACATGAAGGCCCACGAGTTGTGCGAACTTGAAGCCAGCCCGTTGTACGGTGTTGCCAGTGATTATCTGGAACATCCGAACGGCAAGACTGTTGGCCTTGGCTTGGCGTTCACTCGCGAAGCACTCTGCAAAGATCCGAACGGATTTGCGTTGCAGCAGGTTCCAAAGATCGCTGACGCTCATAACCTGTACCGCGAAGAAAAGTTGGTCGACGCTCTGATCGGCTACAACGTGACTTACGACCGCAGCGGAACTCTGTACGACATCTTTTACGAAGATGGCGCGACAGGCACTCCGTTCGACGACGGTTCCGGTGGACCTTGGATCAATGCAGCTTCACTGACTTTGACCTGCGGCGAAGACCTGCAGACTGTCAAGAATCTGTTCTACGACATGACGGACTTGGTTCACGGTCGTCCGATGTCGGTCGACGTGACGAATCTGAACGTGTTCACGAGTCAGCGAACTCGGGACCGGATTCTGCCACTGCTGAACGCAACCAGCGTTGAGCGAGAATCGACCTGTCCGGGATCAGGCGACCTGACACACTTCTTCATGACTCCGGAAGTCGCCAACGGGATGACTTTCGCTCCTGTCGAATATCAGCGACTGACTTCGGCTATTGCGGCCCGATACAGTTTGACGCTGACTCAGGCTCGCGAGTGGATCTTCTTCGGCAAGATTCCTGAGTTCATGGCGTGGGTCTTCCAGATCCGTCCGACGGTCACGCGACTGAACCTGAGCGAAGAGTCTCAGCGTCGTCGAATCGTGGCTCAGTACGACAGCATCAGCAAGGGATACGCCTACATCAAGGAGCCACAGAAGGCTGTTTGGTTGACCGGCGATTCCAGCGAATCAACATAGTCTGCGGTGAGCAGATGACGCATCAGAAGAGCGACGGCGAGTGATCGTCGCCGCTCTTTTTGTTTCCAGTTCCTGAAGGAAGGTGTAGAATGGCAAGTAGCACGATGTGGGCTGTTCGTTGTCCTGGCGGGCCAACGAAGGTCGTGAAGTCCAAGAAGCCGATTAGCGAGAACACTGTCAAGGAAGCATACCTTGAATCGTTTTCGAAGATCCGGACGGAAGTCGACAAGGACAAAGAGTTGAAGTGGCCGATTCTGAAACCGATTGACGAGACGGAATTCCAGAAGGAATTCGCACAGATTTGTGCGCCGTCTCCGAGCAGTGGTCGAGAATGGCGAGTGGTTGAAGTCTAAGGAGATCTGCGGTGGCAAGCTGTCTGTCGTGTGAAGAGCTGGAGCAGAAGATCTGTAATCTTTCGGAAGAGATTACGGAGGCTTCGTGTACGGCATCGATCACGAAAGAGGGCGACACCTTCGAGGACAGAACTCCCGGTTTGAACGCGAAGATTGACCTGATGAAGACGTACACGGATTTGTACACAGCGAAGAAGTGTGGCTCGTCCACAGACTTGTTCGAGTTTGTGCATGTTCCGTGCGTGACTCCGGTGAGTTGTATTGGGGATGTCTGCATTTCGACTCCGTTGATTCGGAGGAATCGCAGGTATCGCCGATGAGCGAGTCAGCTTCGGAATCGTGTTGTCTGGAGATCCCGTGCGGATGCACGAGTTGGTTGACGGCATTCTGTGACTACGTTCCGCTGACTTACGAGTATTGCGGCGAGACCACAGAGTTTTTGTCAGCCAGATACAAGGCTGTGAAGTTCGAGTCGCAGAACAATCTCACGAACGTGCATATGAGTGATCGGATCTTCCGAGTTTCGACTCAGGAAAATGCGATCGAGGTCGGCGCGGGAGCGGTGATTACGGATGCTGACGGTGGTGAGTGGGTCGTTTACGCGACTGAGTATCTGGCGTCGTTCTGTGTCTGGAAGTTATGGGCTCGGTCGGTTGCGGCGTGTTTCCTGCTGACGGAGACGATCGATGTACTCGAAGAGGACTGTGAGGACTGCGACTGCAGTCAGGAAACGGTTTACCGGCGAGTTGCGAGAGTCAAGGGAAGCATCTACGCAGAGACAGGGCAGATTCAGTCGCGGAACGACGGGCGAGATCTGGTGTACCAATATTCCGGAGATCTGGTCAAATGGCCTCTCAGTGACAAACCCTCGGCCAGACATCGACTGAAGACGAAGACAGGTTCTTACAAGATCACGAGGGTGTCGGATCAGGGGAAATTTGTTCCGTTCAAAGTTGGATTGGAGAAGGAAAGTGCTGACTGCTCGGTTCGAGGATCATAGCGACGAAGTCAGCAAGATGATTGCAAAGCGGCTTGCTGTTGCTATCCGTGCGACAGCCGAAAAGTTGGCAGAGAATTACAAAAAGCAGTTAATGAGACAGCGGGCTCCGCCTCATTCGAAATTAGGACGTATCCCGTATATGTTCTTTGGTCAAGAGGGTGGAATTCCAAATAATCGGCCTGAAACTGGGTTTTCATCAGAACAACAAGATTTTCTGGCCACTTATATCGAGGGTGGGGCTGAATACGTTTTCGGAGATGTCGACGGTTATGTAGGATTCATGCCCAGCCACGTTACGAGCAGAGATCAGAATTACTTGTTGGAACACGACCGAACGGGCCGGCCATGGGTAAAACCAGTCTTTGAATCGTCGCGAGGCGACATGATCCGAGTCTTCGAAACGAAACTGATGGAACTAAATCGATGAAGTACATTGTTTACGGCGCTGGATCTCCAATTGAGGTGGAAGCCTTGAGTCCGGAGATCGCTGAGGCCGTCGTGATCCGAGATCATGGAGTGGCCCTTGAGAATTTGGTTGTCGTAAGGAAGTCAGATGTCATGTTGCATCGAAGACGCAGTTCTTGAAACCCTCCGGGGACTGAACTGCACGACAATCAAGAGCGAGAATCACTTTTTGAATGAGAAGCGATGTTCGGATTGTGTTCCGTATGTCGTGGTGAAGATTGACACTCAGTCTGGGCTGCGGACATCGTCAGCAGTCCAGAAAAGCCACACGGTGGACCTGAAGGCTTACTTTTCTGATACGATGCAGAAGAAGGCTCAGGAATATCGGGATCTTGTTGAGACCTGGCTTTTTGCGGCGGGGTGTGTTGACCTTGGGACTTGTGGATGTTTTTGCCAGCGAGGCAATGCAACTTCGTCGATTCGCAGTGGCACTGGTGGCGTGATCGTTTATAGTCTTGTTTTTCGTGGGACGTACAAGCAGTCGGAGTCTTCAGATTCCGTATCCGCGTCTGAATCTGTTTGATGGAGAGTTGAAATGCCATTTTCTGCTGGTGAACTGTGCTGCCCATCGGAAGCCTGCGTGATGCTGGACCTGACTCCTTCGGAGAGTTCGGCGAGCTGGGATAAGATCCCTCACGTCACAAGAATCGCATTTACA